GCCTGTGATCGCCGCGTCGTTGGTGAGGACCTTAGCCCTGTACCTTATCGCAAAAACGGCGTTCCAAATCTGGTATACCGTTTGGATAAGGGAGTTGAAGAAGGCACCTTTTAGCTTGTCGGCAAGAAAGTCCTGCGGTACGTTTAGAGGAGGCGGATTCAAACCTGTTGTCATATACAAATCTCCACGTCCATGTTCGCGTTGAATATGGACCAGTAGACCGGGTCGCTTACACGGATCCTTATAACGCAGCTGTTCTTTATTCTGCCAAGCGAGTTGAAGCGAACCGTAACGCGCTCGCCCATCTTGCCCACTCTTCCTAGTCTCTCCGTGCCAAAGCTCTTGCCGCCGTCGCGCGAAATAGAAACCGCTATGAATGGGTTACTTCCCTGGCCGTCAATTATACCTGTTCCTGTCTCAAGGACGATCTCAAGGCTGTTGATCTCGAACTCCTTGTTGTCTGCGCCGAACATTCCTGAATGGATGGGAGCCGAGTCCCTTGTGCGGATTATCGGCAAGCCTGCATCGGTGTAGACGTCAGGGCTAAGCTCGTACAAGTTGCCATTGGAGAAGTCGGTCACGATGTGCTTGTTGAACACCTTGGCGTAGCTGTTCGCCCTGATGCGGTCTTTCGTCCCTGACCCCCACTCGAACCACTCGCCGCCGACCGGATACACCCATGTTATATTCTCGGTTGGGAAGGTGGCCACGTAGAACCACTGTCCGCCCAATTGCATGGTATGTCCTATGCAATCGCTAGTAATTAGGTATTTGGCGATCTGCTTGGCCATCGCCGGGTTGCTGATTACGGTGTCAACCGCCGAGGTTCCCGGCGTCAAACTGTGGAATTGCTTGTCGTTGCCCAAAAAGAAGATAAAATCGGGCATGTCCGCCATCGAATAGATCGCGTCCAGGCCCATGTTGATGACCGCGCCTTGCACCTTATCAAAAGGCGGGTTACCCTGGCCCGAATTGTACCATAACTCGATTGTATCGCGTCCCGCGAGGTATAGCGTCTCGCGCCACGCGTAAGTTATTAGCAACTCGTCGGAAAACGACTCCGCGGAGGCGTTATTGAGGCCGCTTATGTCGCTCGGCTTGCCCACGTCGGACACGTCGAAGCTTTGGCCGGATCCATTGTCGTAAATAGCCTGGTTGTTCAACACAGACACGCTGCGGGGGAGGCCGAGGTTAGGGCTAAAATTTTGCGACAGCGGCAGAGTAGGAAGAACGGCATCAGGATTGTATACAAATACTAATCCTGATCCATTGGCTATAATAATTTGAGAACCCATCGCCTTTAGGAAACAGCGATTGGATCCCGGTATGGTGCCAAGAGAGGTGTGAATCCCTGTGGCAGACACGCTGTACAGGGTCGTGTCGAGAACGCGGTAAAGCTTGTTCTGGTTTACTATGACGCCGCGGTCGTTTATCCCTGCCTGCTCCTTGAAGAGCTGTAGGCCGTAGAAGGACTGTAGCGTGTATTCGCTTCTCGCCTTGGTCGTCCCGGTCAATTGAGGCCAGAAGTTCCTGGTCACCTGTTGGGTGAGCATTACCGACTTGTGCTTGAAGGATCCGCCTGTTAAGTTGATTGGGACGAGCATTTGTTCTAGTAGTCCTGGTATGAGTTTGTCGATTCGTAGTCCTGCGTAACCATGTCGGCGATCTTGCCTATGGCGATGGATCCGTCCGGCCCAGCGGCGGTGGTGATCCTCACGTAGCGGGAGTCTGGCACGCTGTAGCTGACCAATAGAGCCTGCTCAACAAGCAAGCAGAAATACGGAACCACCTCGTCCGGTATATCACCGGTCGAGGCCCATGACGCGTAACCCTTCGACTTAAGGCGCTTGTAGCCTGCGCTAATAGCCTTGTCGATTTTCGATTGGTCTTGCGCCTCTAGGATTTGACCGATCGGCACCAGGCCGAGGTCTTCCCCTATTTGTTGACGTACTTCTGCTTGTGTTGACATTTGTCTATACTACTTGTTAAGTTGTTTCTTGAACTCTTTTTGGATGCGAATGTTTTCAAGGCGTTTAAGATCAGCCTCTTCTTTTGCATCTTCCTCAATTTGAGCGATGGTATCGGCATCGGCCTCGCCTTCTACGAAGGTAGGGTTACCAATCAGCTTGTCGATCAGGTTCTGGTCAAACACTTCTGTCGCTTCGCCGCGAACGAAAGTTTGTTTGCCCATGAAGTTGATCTTGCGAGGGGAATCTTCGCCGGCGCCGACGTACGTGAATACGCTTGCTTCTTCGTTGATATTCTCGCCTTCAACTACGTCATCTTCACCATTTGCCGTTTCTGGTTTAGGTGCTTTAACTTTAGTAGTTTCTGGTTTTGCCTTTTTAGTAGTTTCTGGTTTTGCCTTTTTAGTTGTTCTGGAACTTGCCATTTTGTTTTTCCTTTTTTGTTTTGGTTGGGTTGACTGGGACATTCGTCATGTCCGGGATAGTGCCCTCAGGGAGGTAGTCAACCTTCTTGGTGGCGGTTGGTTTGGAATCCTTCGTCACAGCGAACATGACGCGTGCAGCAAAGTCCTCCGTGAGTTCTACGTGTAGGTCGATGAAGGCCTGAGCCTCATCTTCCGACATATGATGAAATTCGAACAGCTTGTCAAGCTTTGCCTTGAGCTCCGGTTTGATCTCATAGTCATCTGGTAGTTTGTAATTCATTTTACTCTCCGTTTACAGTTGGCGGCCGGGAAATAGGTAAACCCGGCCGCCGGTAGGTTAGTCTACAGAAATTACAGCATCAATCGTGATGCTCGCGGTCAAGTTTGACGCGGCAGCGATAATGGTAACATAGATGTCGATTTGGCCACCTGGATCAGTCGCAAGGCCTGCGAGCTCCCATAACATCTTGCCTGAGTTAGCAGGATCAAGGATCAAGCCAGCTCCAGCAGGAGTTGCAGTTGCAGCGTCAAGAGCAGAAGTTAACGCAGCAGGAACTGCAGCGCCAAAGTTGTTATTGACAGAAGCAAGGCCAACTGAAAGGGTAGGCGCGCCAGAAGAAGCCAAGTCACCCCAGTAAATACGAGACAGCGAGTGCAAACGTGCGTTTGAATCGAAGCGCTGGAATTTATGGGTTGAGTTCTGTGCAGGTGACGCAAGCGACTTAGTAGCCGTTACGATCTTTAGGTTAGGACCATCACCTTTGCCTACTACAGCGTCAGCTGCAGCACGGCGGATAGTGGCCTTAGTTGTGTATGTGACATCAGTCATTTTTAGTCTCCTTGTTGTAGATTTTTTAACTTGTTATATTGCATTCAGGAAAAGTATAATGGAGGGGTTTCCCCCTCCATTCGCACTAGGCGTCTAAAGTAGCAGAGTAGAAATGTGTTACCATTCCGTACTGTTTGCCATTGTAGAATATTTTCTTGATGTCGTGCTTAGCAGTGATACCAACGCCGTTGAGATGCTCGTAGTCATCCTCTTTGCGGAGTTTGAAGCTGGCATCCTTGCCGCGGCCGAACACGATCGCCTGAGCGCCGCATAAGAAGCCGACAGACACGCGTGTACCACCGTTGCCGGAAGTCTTAAGCGAGTCAGCAAGAGCACCTGCACCCCATACACCGTCCCACAGACCGTTGTCAGTAGAGTCGATGAACTTGTCCATATCAGGAATCTTTTTGATAAGAACGTTATCCCACATCAAGTCACCACCAGAGAAGAGCGGATTGTCGAGGCCGCGCTCGCGAGCGTCACGGTTGGCCTGGACCATTACCGAGTTGCTGTTGAGGTCGCGGAAACCAGCAGAACCAGTGAAGTACACATAGAAAGGAGTGTCATCATTAATCATTACTGGGCGGATGATAGGATTAGCACTCTCTGCAATACGTGCAAGCAAAGAGATTACGTCTGGAGTCAACTTGTCATCGGTAGTATCAATCGTACCGAGTGAAGTCGTGTGGTCACCTACAGTCATGTTGCTTTTCGCCTTGCCGTAAAGAATACGGTCGGAGTTAGCAGCCTGCCATGCGTCGAGGTTAGCACCAGATGCAGCAGAAGAACCTTTTGCACCGGAAGCTTCCACGCCGCCGTAGTTGTAGTAAGTACCATTAGCCATGATAGCGCCAAACGCTTGAGTGATCTGGTCGCGTTTAGTTTCCATGATCCAGTTAGTCAAAGCAGGACGCGCTTCATCGTAAAGATCGAACTCAGACTTCTCTTGTTCTTCGTTGTCGATCAATACACCGTTACGTAAGTGAGTTGGTTCGAAGTAGAAGTCAAAGTTAGAAAGAGCTTCCTCGTTACCGACTAAGCTAGTAGAACCGCGCACGCCACCGCCAGAAAGTTTGCCGATGAGAGCAATAGACTTCTTAACGAGAGACTTGTTGGTTTGGATGATCGCATTCTCGGTAGCACCGATGTATGGACCGTAGCGGCCGTCACGAACGTATTGACGGTTCACCTTTTTTTGGAACACCGTGACTTTATTGCCAGGTGCGATTTGTGATAGAGACATGTTTAGTTTCCTTTATGTTGTGAAACGCTAAAACTTACAGTCCTTGAAAAGGTAATCGTTGTCTTCCGACTGCGTTGCCTTGTTGGGTACTGCGTTTGTCGCGCGGTTGAGATTTGGCACCTTGCCTGTACCTGAAGTAAGACTTGCAGCCACCTTACTTGATTCCGAAGATTGCACGACCTCTTTGCCCTTATTCTTTTTCCATTCCTTGAATTCTGCAAGTTCTGGGTCTTTCTTAAGTGCATCGAGCTCCTTTATCTCCAAATCGCGCTTGGCGATGTCGTAGGCTAGCTTTGCCGGGATAGGGTGCTTGTAAACGGCCTGGTTCAACAGCGGGTTGCTTTTAGACAACTCGACGTAGTGGGCGATTACCTCATCATAGTCCGGTTTCATTTCAATCATGACGGCCTTTGAGGCCTCCATGCGGTTGAAATACTCGTAGCCCTCAGGATCCTTCTCTTTGTCCGGCGCCTGTGGTTTATTGAGCTCTGCCAGCTTGCGGTTTGCTTCGTCTCGCTCTTCGGTGACCTGCTTGATCGCCGCTTTAAAGCGTTTTTCAGGAATCATCTTGCCTGTGACTTCTTCCTCTTCATTGCCTTCCTCAGATGCTTCGTCCCCGGCGTCGGAACCTTCATCGCCCGTGTCAACTTCCTCATTTTCAATCTCGGCATCGTCGGCCTCGTTTGTTTCGGTTGTTATTTCAGCTTCCGGAGTTTTGTCGGTTGCTGCTGTTTCATCTTCAAATGGATCAAAATTGGTTTCTGTTTCAGACATGGTAGTTTCCTCTCGCCCGATATAAGCGGCGTCCTTGTCGCCCGAGTCCCCGGCGGCAGGTTGCGCAGTACAGCGCGGTGCTTGATGGCGGCTCAAGCGATTACGCCCTTATCCGTTTCCGGAATTCTATTACGCGCTCATAGATCCTTTGATAGGGATCATATTAGGCGGTGTATTCTGTAAGACTTGGGTCTCAACCACGGTCTGCTGGGTATTAGCCTCAGTCTCCTTGATTTGAGCTTCAGTCAATTTCTGCTTAGCGTCGGCATCGCTTTGAGCTTGCTTAGCCTTAGCATCAAGATATGTAGCTTGAGGATCCGGTCCTGCAGCTTCCTGTGCCTTGGCGGCTTCTGCTTGACGTGCCTCGAGCTTCTCGATCATTTTCTCCTTGCCCTGGATGTTGCTGATATGCAATAGATCAATGATGTTCATGCCCTGCTGAGCACCAAGCTTCAATATAGCGTCGAGCTGCTCTTGGCTAGCATTAATCGTGTCGTATTGCTCGTCAAGAATAATATCAAGATCCAATTCTGCAGGTTTGTTGCGTGTCTCTACCAATTGGGCAAGGCCGTCAGGGTTCTCATTCTCCAATTGAATCATCTTGGCCGATGCGCCTAGGCGCATTTCACGTGGCAATGACTCATCGTCCATAGTCTCTTGAAGGAAGTCCTTCATTGTGATCTTAACGTTGAAGCCTACCCAACGAAGTTTGTCCTCGTCGTCTGTAACGCGGATCCACTTCTCGCTGTCCCAAGACTGACGGATGCGGTTCCACATCTGACGATATACGCGAAGCTTGAAAGAGCTGAAGTTCTCAAAGCCTTTAATCAGCTCGGTGATATTTGCCTGTTGCAGACGCTGCAATGCAATGCCGGATTGCTCGCCTTGCTGCTGACCTTGGAGCTGGGGACCAAAAGACTGGCCGTCCATTTCCTGTTTTGCCTCTTGAAGCAATTGGAACTGGCCCGCAGCCATATCACCAGTAGGCAATATGCCGAAATCCTTGCCAAACTCGCCCTGGTTGACTTCCATGTGTCCATCAGGCTTGGCAAGCTCGCGCTTAGCCTTCATGATGTCCTGCACGGCGCCACGATTACCGAACGTTTGGCGTTGGCTCAGTAGGAATAGTGCCTTTGAGCGGCGGAAGTTGATCTCGTCCTGCAAATCGAGGAAGGAAGCTATCTCGCCGTAGCGGTTGCCCTCACGGTCAATGTATATATGCTCGATCTCAATCGGGCAGGTAGGAGCGTCGTACTCGTCCAGGTATGGAGATACCATTGGCTCGATAAGAAATCCGCCGCCTGTGTAAATGCAAAGTATCCATTGACCTTTTACCTTAAGGTAGTGTGTCACGACCAAATGGCGCTTACGTTTGCCGTTCTTGAACGACCACGCGGCTTTCTCGTTAAAGGTAGTGTCGGTCATCACTTCCAAATCAGACAAAGCATCGGCATTTGCATCAGGGAAGGTGTTGATAATATCATCCTCGTCCATCCAGATGGCGAAGCCCTTGTATCTCGCGTCGCTGAAGTCATGCTTGCGGCTGTAAGGATCGAAGAATAGGCGATCCCACGGAATGTGGTCAGGGGTAACTTCTGTGTCGCCTCTTGGTGTTGTCTCAATTACGGTATTAACCCCGCAATAACCCTCGCAGAAGAAGTTGTCAGCGCACTCGAGGAACGTAGAGTTCAACACTGCCTTATCGGCGGCGTATCTCAGGCCATCGGTCGCAGCCTCTGCCGAATTAGAGTCGGAGTCAACGTTTCTAGGGTAGCACTTCGGGTCGCCCTTGCGGATAGACACAAGGCCAAGCAGGCCGTTCAGCTTAACCTTGATGCGGTTGTTCACGATAGGCGACTGCTTGCGCTTCTTTAGGTTGGCTACAGCGTCAGGTGTCCATTGTTTGCCGTCGTAGTAGTCACGACTGCGCTCAGACAGCATGCGAGCGTCACCGGTAATCATGATGAACTCCTCAACCTGGTCCTTGCACGTCTCATGGTCTACCAAAGTCAGATCGTCTCCGCCCTGCATGGCGACTCTCACCTCTGCGTTAACGTCGCGATCTACTCTAGTCTTAATCTTTTTGTCGACCTTCACCTTAGGAGGCTGATCGTCAAACAATTGCGACGTTGGAGTTTCCGTAGTTGTCGTCGTCTTCATCATATCCATAATCTTCATTTATATGTTTACTTACAATCTGGTCATGGTACTGGGCAGGACCAAAAGCCAGTGCAATCAAGCGGCCAAATATACCGCAAACGTCCACCTTGTCGTCCACCTTGTCGTCCTTGCCTGAGAACTTCAAAAGCTGCGCTATCAAATCGTCACCCCATTGTCCATAAGGTATGTGCACTTTACCGGCAGCAGCCAAACCTTGGAAGGCTTTGGCGTTTGTCGCCTTGTTGTTCGTAGCTGGCAGGTATTCCACCTTAAAGAATATGCGGCGTCTCTGCTGCTCCTTCTTTATGTATGGCTCCATCGCCCTTCGGATTACGCCAGACTCCATCGCCCACAGAACTGGGTCGTAGTCCAGCGCCATTTGCATCATCGTGTCTATGGACCGATCAATAGTGACGCGAGCAGAATTCCAATCAAGAAGCCAGAGATCGTCTTTATTATCGAAACCCCCAATACCTTGCTCTGTATAATCTCCCGCATCCTCTGTGACGGCATAGTCTCCTGCTCCATATTTAACCAATCTCGTTGGCTCTTCGCCCAGTCTGAATCTATTCTTCTCGAACCACTCGGCCTTAAAGAATATACCCTCGTCCGGTGTCGGATCCTGCATGTACTGTGCCATGAACACAGCATGGTCAGCGGCCTTGATCTTCATCAGCTCATCAAACGTATGCTTGGCAGGCCACAGGCTCGTCTTAGCCTCCATGTCGCACGCCGGGAGGTTGAGGTGGTAGAAGTCCTCCTCCATCCCGTTGGCAAGCACGAAGCCGGCCATGTCGTCCTCATGCAATCGCTGCATGATTATGACTATCGGAGTGTTTCGACTATTACGACGGGATTTGATAGTAGAGTTGAGGCGTTTGTTAACTCGCTCCCGCTCCTTCTCAGATTCAGCGTCTTCCACCTTAATAGGATCATCAATAATAATTGCGCCATAGAATAGTCCATCGTCCTGTATCTGCTCGTCGCCCGCGAAGAACTCATCAAACTCAGTATCCAAGCTTTCCTGCCTGACGTCGGCGAGAGAGCCGGCACCAAACCCCGTGACCGCGCCACCTGCTGCGGTGGCATACATTCCGCCACCTTCAACAGTGTACCATTTCTTCTTGCTATCAGCGTCGGCCTTAATCTTAACCGGCCAAAAGTCTTGGTACTCCTTGCAGTTGATGGTCTCACGGCACTTGGCAGAGTTATCTAGAGCAAGCTCATCGCTATATGACAGGTGAATAAACTTGGCCTTAGGGTTCTTGGCTATACATCTTGCCGGCCAATCAATAACACCAATCTGCGTCTTGCCGAAGCGCGGCGCGATCGTGATGAGCAGGTTGTTTACTTTCTTTCCATTCTTGCGAAGCTTACCTTGTTCTAACCTTAAAAGCGCGTCATCGATCAACTTGTGATGATCGCCTGGCATAAACACTTCATTGCGAACACGAAAGAAGAACTTGGTGAAGGCTATTTGGCTGTTCTCAAGTGCGTTTCTTGTGTCCGCTTTCAATAAGTACGGCTTCAGCTTCAATAGTTCTAATTCCGAGAAGGGCAGATTTGATTTGCTCTGGGTTGAACTTCGAGAGGAACGCGTCGATTTGTCTGTCATCGTTTATATCCAATTCTTTTGGCAAGATGGAAGCCGCAACACGCAAATACGTCGATGGATCAATCCTTCTCACTCTTTCAATTACATTAGCGCCCTCATTCTCCCAGTCGGTAAGGAAATCGTTTACGAAGGCCTCGGCAAACTTAGACCTGGAACCTTTGGGCCTGCCAGCGGGGTTGCCGGACTGGCCTTTCTTAAAGCTTTTAGATGGGTCCAGATTACCGTATTTCTCATTTCTGACGGCCACCTGATTTTTAGCTGTATTATCAGTTGAAGCGGTTTTTTCCTTCACTTTCGTCAGATTCTGATTTGTTTTATCAGAAACCTTATTATGCTTGCCGGGTTTATCAGTAGACTTTCTGGCCTTTACGATTGTCCGTGTCATTGACACATTCCATAGTCGTCTTGATAAACCTGGCCATCTTCTACTCCGACAACCAGCCAGATTTTCTTTTTCATTCCTGCTAAGGTTTCTAGAAGTATAGATATATTCGTCCTGCCGGACTGCGAGAACGATACCAATCCTGATATTACGCCGTCCTCAATAGCTGTGTCGGAAATACCACCCTGGCCTGACTCGGTGGTCCATGTCACGTTGGAAATCTCGTCGTTGTCCTCGATCCAGGCCTTCACATTGATGTTAAATTTGGCAACATCGTCCTTTGACACGTTCGCCGTGAAGCGATCGCCATTGGTCTTCGATGTGAGGTTAAAATCGATGGACATTCAATATTTACAAGGGTTTGTGGGTTTATAGCTCAGTCGCTACCGCACTGCCGCACGGCGATAAATCGGCATGTCGGACAGCATTATGTGACAATTTTATGCTATTTTTACGCCCGAGTAAACTAAAAAGTATGCTGATCTTATTTTTTTCCACCTGCTCGACCGTTCCCCTGTACATTTTGAACGGTCCCTCCATAATCTCGACCTCCTGGCCGACCTCGAACTTCTTCAACACGGCGTCGAAGACATTGAGTCTCATTACGCCATTCTCGTCAGTCCTCTTAATCATCGACTCTATAAAACCCTTCGGCAGCGCCGTCACGTTCTTGTCGGTCGCGGTCAGCAGCTTGTAGACTCCCTGGGTCCCGCAGATCGAACGCCACCTGTCCTTGCCTATGTCGAAGGCGACGAACATGTAGCCAGAGAAGAAGGGCGATAGCAGCTCCTTGCCGGTCTTGGACAGCCTCGACGTCAGCGGGTAGTAGACCTCGAAGCCTTGGGCCTCCAAATTCTCGATAGCTATCTTCTCCTGCTTGTACTTGATCTGTATGACGTACCATTTTTTCATATTCTGTGTTCCTATAGTTGGTGGTGTTTTTCGTAAAGCTCTTTTATTCTATTTATTTCTGGGTGCTCGTGTATCCACATTCCCGTGTCCGGGTGAAACTTCTTTCTGAAGAAGCTGTCCATGACCTTGTGGTTGGTGGAGACGTTGGGGTCTATGCTTCTGGAAAGCCTGTCGAACTCCTCGTCGGACACAAGGCTGTCGTTCTCCACTTCGTAGGCATAGGCGTATATCGACAGTCGTATTCTGTTCATCCTCTCTTTTTCCAATTTAGTCTGCTTGTGCATATATCTCCATTATTAAAAGGTTACAGGTTTGGGTTACAGGTCCCAAAGCCGCCCTATATACCATTTTATTTTATTTTTTCTTTATTTTTATATATTTATTTGATTATAACTTGTAACCTGTAACCTTTATATAATCAAACGTATGAAATACAACGTTAAAATCGAGGTTACAGGTTAGGTTACAGGTTCCATTTTCAATCGTAAAAACCTGTAACCTTTTGACATTTTCTTAAAGATCTTCTAAGGCCCCCCTTATTTCGTCGTTCGTCAAGTGACGTTTTGTCCATACCCGTCGCGCTTTTCCGTCAATTTTTATAGGCGCCGGCGTCAACATGTAACCCAGCTGCTTTAG